AGCCAACCATTTAGGATCCTGGTCGTAGGGAGGGGCTTTCACGGCCTTCTCGGCAGCGGCCTTATCGGCAGCGTCCTTCTCGGCCTTAGCCTTCTCCTCGTCTGTAGAGGCAGCGGAAGCCTCCGTCTCACTTGCCGCTTTTATAATAGCTTCGGTTGAATCGTCGGCTGGGGACGCCGACTCCAGTTCTTGCCCCGTTTTAGTTTCGTCGGTAGGGGAGGCCGACTCTTGCCCCTCTATTGTCTCTGGTGGCATGGTGCTCTCCTTTGTTGTGGCAACCTAAGAGATTTAAGTTTTAAACATCTGAGATTGCAGGGTTAAAATATAATAAGATCCTCTCAGCCTTTTGCTACAGACAGAAGATCCCTTAATTTTGTGCTCTTTTTGAGCGGGCGTGCCAGCATGGCCATGTTGGTGATCTGGATAGATACGCTGGAGTTGCTTTCGCTCTTGCCTGCCGATTCGTGCGTGCGCGTGATCTCGGCATAACAGACCATCTCGACCTCGCCGCCGACCGTAAAGTCGTCTATGTCCAGGCCAAGCTTCGCAAGACTCTCTTTCTCGAGGCTGATTTCCAGGCCGTAGGGATAATCATCGCCTTCATATGACGGCGCAACCTCCGGAGAAGTGCTCTTCTTTTCCGCTTTGGTTCGTTTCATACTGTGCAGTTCCATACTGGTCTCCTTTACAATGGGGGCGCTCCGGCTGTATTTCCTGCCTGCGGTGCTGGTGATGCTGGCGGTTGCGGCTGCCCTGGCTGCCCTTCCGGGCCGGCCGGTGGTTGGCCTGTTCTCATTTGCTCCATTCGAGCCATTTCTTGCATCGCCTTTTGTTTTTCGGCCTCTATAGCGAAGTGGTGCATATCGGTATGGTTAATAAGCACCATCTGATTGGCCACAGACCATTCCTGAAACTCAGGGCTTAAGATGATCGCTATGTGGCTGTCATAGTGCACCTGGTTATTGTCAAACTTAAAGTATGGGTCGTGCATCAAGACGTGCACTTTCTTTGTCTGCTCGTCGTGTTGTGCGAAAAACAATCCCGACAGCATAGGCACAGGTGTTTTACCTTCTGCCGTCTCGACAATGACCTCTTTTTGTGTCGCTATGGCGCACAAGCTGTTTTCCCGGCCAGCCCGGTCTTCGTGTACGCTTTGCTCGTTCGGAACCCATGACATACCGAACCGGCGCATTAGCTCGTATTGCACCTTAGGCCGCATTGAGATGTCCCCGAAAAAACCTTCTTTTATTAGCTGCATTACAAATTGGCTCTGGCCGGCCTTGGTTGTTGACATGCCGCTGTCGAGCTCGAGCCTTACGTCGGTGTTGTTCCGCAGGTCAGATCCCTTAAAGGCCTTCACTATAATCTCATTACCCTCTCCGGTTATCTTTAAGAGTCTGGTTTCGGTGATAAGATCCTTTGCGATGATCAGTTGCTTCTTTTTGACCCTGCTCCATGATCGATAAAATCTTTCAATATCAGGCGTATGCCCGAGCTCCGCCGACTCTCGAAGGATATCAACCATAACCCCGGAGGCGGTCTTCGAGGGGGCCTGGCCGCGCAAGATGTTCTTTGGATCTCCGGAGGCGTCTTGAATGTTTTCGATATTTAGACTGCGCTCTTTTAGAATTTGCTCTGGGAAGGGCGTTCCGTGCTTAACCTCGGGCTTTGATCCGCCTGACATCATCCCGTCATATTCAAGCTGCAAGAAGGTTTGGCCTGCCAGGGACTTGCGCTTCAATACCAGGTCTTTGGGTGTCAGCACATAAGGCCTGCCGATGCTTTGCCGGTTAGCTGAAAGGTCTTTGTCTATCTCGTTGATGGATTTTTGAGGGCTGATAAGGTCATCTATCCCGGACGTCGCCCAAAAGGACCCGGGTGTGTGATTGTATTTAAAGTCTGTGATCGTGTAAAACCATTCGCCGTCTTTGCCGACCTTGATAGGCATCTCGGTCTTGTTCTCGAGGACCTGGCCATCGGCTGCGGAGACGTAACGGCCTTCTGGAAACTTCTTGGTCGGGCGATATTCAACCTCCTGGAAGAGCACCAGGTCTTGATTCTCCATCTGAGCGAGCGTGCCTTCCTCCAAGCTGCGGCCTTTCCATGGGCTCACATTCGCTACCAGCGTCATAAGCTGCTTTTCATATTCAACCTGGATGTCTCCCTCACTGGCAGTCCCGAGCAAAACTTCGTGAGTGTCCTCTACCCACTCCCTTTCTTTTAAACACCTGATCCCGACGTATCGCTTTTGCCGTAACAGCACGCCAAGGGAAGGGGCAACAATACTGAACGGAATTAAGCACTCGATCGTGATATTCCCTCTTGACTTCGCTGATCCGGCTGCGTCCTTGAAGTAAATCCCGCCGTCCAGGTCGGCGAATGTTCTCGCAAAGCCGTTGCCAGTCAAGATTACCCACAGAGCAATAAGCTCTTTGATGTCCTCGATCTCATTACAATTATCGTTGTCCAGGGATTCTAAGGCCATGGCGCCGACCTTCGCGGCGTCCTTGTCCGCCTGTTCTGTGGAGTTTGGCCATATTCGCGGGGTGTACTTCTTGTTGAGGATGAGGGCTTTCATCGAGCGCACATGATCGCGGATCTTGTTTGAAACGGGCGTAGGCTCAAAAAGGTTTAGCTTGAACCGGCTGCCGAAGGTGTTTTGCTCCGCAAACCATGAAATCCATTGCTCGCCAAGATAAAACAGGATGTTGCGAAACCAGGTCACTTCCCTGATTGTCTGAGAATAGTCCGCGTCCCGCTTAAATATCTGGGAGAATTCGGTTAACGCCTCTCCGTCGGTGGGCTGCTTTTCCTTTGTGGTCGTCGTTTTCTCTTTTGCCATGATTTCCCTATGCTCCGGGCAATAAAAAAAGGGCGAATGTAAGTGATGCAGGCACCTACATTGCCCCTTTTGTATTTTGCTTTTGCAATAACCCTACCGGCCAGTAAGGTTAGCCCGAAATTTTATGTATTGTTTAGCGCATTAGTCTCTGCTCCTCGAGCATCTTAACCAAAATGCCGCTCGTTGGCCTTCTCTCAATCCCTAAAAGCTTTGTGTTAAGTCCGAATATTTTCATCATCTCACAATAAACCTTAACGGAATTGTGAAGATGGTCCATAGTTCCAAATACCTCTGGCAATGGCTTTATCTCTTCCATTAGTCTATCGGGATACCCTTCGCTTCCATCTCCTCGAGGGCAGCCATAGCGATCTTGTTTTCCTCTTTGATCTTCGCTATCTCTTCTTTGGTCGACGTCCTTAGCTTCGCGTGGGCAGCCGCGTACTCACTCAAATTCTTAGCGATAAGGGCTGCCATAAGGTCTTGCTCGCGTCCATTCGAGGCCTTCCGGTCATAGGCGTTGATTAAAAACTGGAAGACCAGGAAGGCGACCAGGGTGATAATAACGACTGTTTGTTCCATTAATTACTCCCCAGCTTTTTAGCCGTGATAGGGCTGTCTTCGCCCTCTTTCTGAAAATATTCCTGGCAGCCTATACATTGATACAGATCATAAGTCCGGAAATACACTATCCCAGCGCGTATTCCTGTAGGACTATAAGTTCCGCTGCCTGATATTAGTTGTAAAACCATGCCACATTCCGGACAGTCTCGTATTAATGGCATATTACTCCATATGATGTGAAGGTGGATAAGGTGTAAGCATATAGCTGAAGCGCCTCGGCACGCAGCCAGACGCTTCGGCCTCGATCACCACTTTCTCGATGTCATCAATTAATATTTTTATAGGGAGTTCGGGTCCGTCAATAGCTGTCCCGTTGAACTTGTTAAAATCTTTGGGAGTGAGGGCGCCTCTTACTTTGGCCACAAGAACCTCCTTAGCCGTTGCAGCTGCCCGCAGATCCTCGCGGTTAGCCGGTATCGGTGTTCATGCTTCACATAGTCTGAGCACGACCAACATAATCTTATCTTTCTCTTTACAACCAAAGTATTCCTCTGTCAAGTAGATTTTCTATAACCCTTCTTGGCCTTCATGCTGCCAAGGGTTTTATGAGCGTCCCGCAGCTTGACCTTCTTTTTGCGCTTTCTTGTGGGATATGTGCGCTTTA